ATTTTGTTTTAATGCTAATCCCGCAGCAAGCTGCTTAGGATTTACGGCTTTATTTTCAATTATTCCCGCAGCTGCTTCCGCATCTGATGCCATTTCCATAAAATCGCATTCTTTCCAGTACAAAGGGCTTGAAGCAGGCGCATTCCCCTTATTGTTATCCTGCAAAGATTTATATATAATTCCGCCGTTTTGGCAAAAATCGCCCGTATAATACATTTCTGTATTTAAATATTCGGGCACCCCCTTTTGAAGCAAATATGCAAGCTGATACGTTATAATGTAATTAAGCGCGTTATCCTCCTCCATAAAAGAAGCATTATTCCCGCCGTATACACACGCCGCCCACCCCAGTGAATAAGCCGCAGACTGCAGCTCGTCAATGTCTTTTGTATATACAGCATCGCCCGCCGCATAAGAGCCTAATACGGCAAAATCATACCGTTCCGCTTCATCTGCAAATATTTTCAGCTGTTTTCTTGTCAAATTAATATCTGTCATTTTTTAAAATCCTTATCTTTTATGCCGCCGTATCGCCGACGAGATAGTATAAAAGCTTTGTTGACGAAGCAGGCTGAACCGTATTGCTTATGCCGTATAATCCGCCGGAAGCAGAAGCGGATATATCGCCGAGAGTAACAGTATGCGTATGAGCGCCTGCCGTTGAAGTTGAACCAGTCCAACCTGCCGAGGCATCAAATTCCAGTGCAAAACTGCCAATATTTACCCCGTGTTCCACCCCGTTGACATTCCTCGTTCGTTGAGTGTACTTAAAAACTTTAGTTGCTGTAATGCCTCCGAGCCACATACCGGCTATAGAGCCAGTTATATTCATTGTTCCGCGTGTATGGGTATGAGAACCCGCTGATGATGTAGTTACAGTTCCGCCTCCTCCGGATATTGTGATATTCGGCGCGGGAAGTCCTGCCGGATTATATTTATTGACAGCGCCTGCGTCTATTGTATATTGAACAAATGCGCTGTTTTTTGGCAGATAAAAACTTTGTGTTGAAGTATCTAATACGTATATATCAGCTATGCCCGTACTGTTAAAAAGGTTATCAACCGCATTTTTATTATTTAAAGGCGTAATATATCTGCCGTCAGAGGTTAATACCGCGTTTATGCCCCTATAAGACGCTGCCGAGCCCGAATTATACAAACTTAAAATCTTATTGAATGCATCGGGATATACATTCCCGTTTACCAATGAGCCTTGAAGCGCCCACCCCGCCGCATCCTCATTCTGCAGGGCATAATCAAGCGTTATCTGTGTGAATAAAGGTAATTGCCTTTTATTTAAGTTGACAAGCTTCCAATTTCCCGTATCAGACAGCGGATTTCCTATATTATTATCAGTCAGCGATTTATACCAATTCCCGCTCCCGTCCGCCGCAGATACGACATTGCCCGTATAATATTCCGTGGCGCTGTCATATTCGGCTATCCCTGTTTGATACAAATACGCAAGCTGACGGGTTATCATATATAATAAGGCGTTCGTATCTTCTTCATACGGGGCTTTATCCGCTAATAAAGCGCTGTTCCACCCCTGCAAATAATTACTGTTTTGTATCGCTGCTGCGTCTGTTGTAAACTCCGGGCTGTCTGTTTTCGCCGTGCCGAAGGCGGTTAACTCTCTGTTTCCTGCCGCAGATGCAAATATTAACTGTGTTTGTCTGTCTAATTTTGCCAATTTTTAAACCCTTTACTTATCTTCAATTATAATATTTCCGCCTAAATTATGTTTGTTCGGTTATACCAGGTAACGGCTTCGGTGTCATTTTTAGTCATAAAACCGTGCGTTGTGCCGTTTATCGGCTGAGCTCCCCTGTTGAAACCAAAAATTCTGCCGGGCGCGGGAACCGCAAGAATGTATAACAAATTCACGCCCAGAGGCGCGCGGAAGTACCCGAGAACCTTTCCCGCCGCAATCGCAATTCTGCTTTCGTCTGCAAGAATATAAGTTATTGTTAAATCTTGATTATTAACAAGCCGCACATCCGAGCCGAAAACGCTGTATAATACATCATCTATATTTTTTATAGAGCCTCGCAGAACATTAACCGCAGCTTTATATTTCAAAAGTATTCTGTAGGCGCTGTCTTCTAAGGTATAAACTGATAAATTGGAATTATTTATATTCTTCATTAATGCATTAACGGGGTTTCTGATTGTTGAAAAGCCCAAAGACTGCGCGTTTTGATGAAATTGAAAAAATTGTCTGTCTGTATATATTCCATGCACCGTGCGCGGGCAGTCAAGTATTTTTCCTATTATATCAAGCTGCGCGCCGTGTGCCTTGTCAATGTCTAAAAGGTCTTGAAGCTGAAATACAAGCCCGTCCGTCATAAACATTTCAGCATACATTTTAATTGTTTTGCGCGCTTTCGGCTTGTTTCTATACTGCAAAATCAATAAATCAGCGTAATACTCTTTTACGGCTTCAATATCCGCCGTATACTGCTCTAATCCCGTTAAAGCATTGCTGCTCATTATTCCTCCGTTAAGCTTACGTTTTCCGATGTTATTGAAAAATATTCATCCAGCCCCGAGGGCGTCAAATATTCCGCCCAGCTGCTGCCGTCAGCGGATATTTCGATATCATATACTGCGCCCGTTTCGCCGATTGTATTGCTTATATTATTTGAAATCATTGAAGTGGTTACGGTCTGCTGAATAGTGAACTCCATTAATGCAAGCTGATTGATTATATAATCCGTGTCAAGCGGATATTGAGATAAATTCTTAACAGCTGCGCGCACATACAAAGGAACTGCCGACGCTGTATCATAATACACCGTTTCAAAGTCGCCCGAAGGTCTTATTACCTGTACGCTTATATCTCCTTTCATCGGTATTCCGGGAGGCACATTTGCATATATAACCTGTCCTATTTCAGCGGATGTTCCGCCCTCCGTAATTACCCATACCGTATGAGGCGGGATGCCGTTTGCCGTTACATTTGTTTTATTTTCGTAAACTTTGCATTGATTTACGTTTGTTAATTCAAGCATTTGGCTTTGTATCGAATCTTTAAAGCCCTGCGACGGCGCCGCCATTGATTGATGCCTCCGCTGTCTGAACTGTGCCGAAGTTTCCCCTGTCTGCCCCGTTATGTAGTTATTTGCAGGATTATTAACACTTGAAACTCCTTTTATAACGGTTTCTTTGATGGTTATTGTATTCGGCAGGGCGGTAATGCTTCCAAGTTCCGCAGCGCGGAAATTTAATAAATACGTTCCCGCATCCGTCAAGTTTTGTGTTTCTGCTAGAATCCACCGATTGCCGTTTACATCAGATACCGTATAACCTGTTCCGTCCGCGTTTTCTATATTCTCGTCAAGCCCCTGCAATGTTGCTGCTTCCGTAACGGTTACATTAACGTATGTATACGAATAAGTGTATTTTTTGATTGTTAATCCGTTTAGTTTATATAATGTCTGCTGGGGAAGTCCAATGACGTAATCGGGGTCAAGATTATTGTAAAACTGCGTTATCAGGTCTAATATGTCCTTTTTTTGCAGGGCTTCAATATTAATCAGCTGCCCGTCGGAGCTGTTCTGCTCAATATTTATATTTTCGCCGTATATATTTTTGTATTTCTGCGTTAAATCCGTTTGTATTTCGCTGATAGTCTGCGTTACAAGCCCGTTTACGCTGATATAATTCTGCGCCATTTATATAATCTCCTGCTTTGATTATATCAATGGCAGCGAATTTAAATATTTAAGGGCGTAACTTCGCCTGAATAGCTTTGTGAAAATACGGTTTGAACATCATAAGATATTGTTATTTTCCTGTTCGCGCCCAACAGTATATCAACGCTTTTTATCGCTGTTACTCCGGGAGTGTTTTTTATTACTTCCTGCACTGCAAGCTCTAAGCGCGGCTGATAGCGGTAATCAAGCAGATTGAACCAGTCTATGCCCTCATTTACTGCAAAAAAACAATCACCCAAAAATGACAAAATACGAGTTTCTAAATTCAGCGCAATTTCCTGATTTTCAGTAACATAATTACTGCGCCCCGCGCCGAAAGTCCAGTCATGATTATTATCTAAATTTCTAAAACTCATCGATTATTTACTCCAGTAATGCAGAAAACTGCGCTTTTAAATTGGTAAACTGCGCTTTTGAGGCGTCTGTCAGCAGCCCCGTATCAGTTTTAACCGCAATATTTTCACAGGCTGTAATAAAAGCTTGTATCAATAATGCAAGGTTTTGCGCGGTATTTGAAATGCCGATGCGCGAATTGACGGTAATTTTGCCGCCTAAAGTACTTGTATTCTCGTAATTGCTTGAATTAACGCTGATAACATCAGAAGCGTTAAACGTAATATTTTTGGCTGTTTCCGTTTTATCCGTCGTAATCTCCGAAATAGAAACGGGGGTAATACTTATATGGCTTGAATTTTCTTCTTCATCCGCGGAATTTATTTCAATGGAATTTCCGTAAATTTTAGCGTATGAGTTATATTTGATTTCGTTTATTACTTCTTCATTGAATATTGATATTGCCCTTTCGTCATAATCCTGCAATGGATTTGCAAGGGTTTTAAATGTTGTAATTGCAACGCAGTCAGTAAAATCGTGCATGCGCGTCGTATCAGGCACATACTGCTCTCCTGTCAGCATAAAATTATCCATGTTCCTGTCATTGAAGAATAGCAGCGCGATAGTTCCGACAGGATTCGGGAGCGTGATATGCCCGTTCTGCGCGCCGTATATAATCAAAGGCACCTGCGTAATCGGCGCAGGGGTATAAAGCCTTTCATTAAACTTTTTTATCTGCATCAATTCAACGGTGCATGTCTGCGTGTTTTTATCAAATTCGATTATGCGCCCGATATTGTGGCAGTTCAAATTCGCAGCAATATGCGTTTTGAGCTGCGCCAAAACGTCCGATATGTTTATTTCTTCTTTATGCGCCGTAAATCCTGTATTCTTTGTATTATCCATAAGCACCTATATATTTAATCGGATTGACAGGGATTCCGCCCTCTTTTATTTCAAAATGAAGATGCGGCCCCGTTGAATTACCTGTACTGCCGGCATATCCGATTATATCATTTTTATAAATTATCTGCCCGTTATTAACAGACCAGCTGTTAAGATGCGCATACATGCTTGATACTCTTTTGCCGTCAATAGTGCCGTTATCTATTTCTACGGCTCTGCCGTAGCCGCCCCGCCATGAAGCAGTTATAACTTTCCCGTCCGCGGGTGCATATACGGGGGTATTAAGAGGCGCGGCAATGTCTATGCCTTTATGGTTAGTGCTTGCGCCCTCCGTTGGCGCCCGTCTTATTCCAAACGGGCTTGAAATTCTGCCGATACCCTGCGCAATCGGTTTTTGCCATTTGCCCGTATTGTTTGCCTCATATTCTGTCTGCGTCGATTTCCGCAGGTATTCAAAAGGTGTTTCGCCGAGGCTCAAAGTTAATTTCGTTGTAAGACTGCCGTTCTGCACAGGGCTTATTATCCCTTTATGCTCAACTGCTTGAACTTTATAAACCTGATTGAACCATTTTATGGAATCGCTGCGCAGCTCAACAGCCTGCCCGACTTTAATCCGCGGCTCAAACAGCATTTCAATAACTAAAAACTGCGCAGCCCTGCGGGGGCTTCCGAGCAGCCCGCTTTCAGGAGTAATAACAAGCAGTCCGTCGGAGGGGATAACATCATTCGGACCGAGTATATTTAATTCGCATTTATCTATAAATACATCATAGCCGCCGTATTCTCTGCCGAGTAAGTCCAATGTCTGCCCGATAAAAGTTTTATCCCGCTTGAGAGGCGGTATATCAGATGTAACATAACCTAATGAATAGCCGTAACTATCTTTCAGCATTGATTGGATAATATTAATTATATCCGTTCCCTGCGTGAATGTTTCATTTACAAAACCGTAAAGCGCGATAAGGCTGTTATTATCTGCTTGTATTTCTGTTATAAATTCAGTTGAACCGCCCTGCCTGTAAGAATCGCTTCTGTTTACAAAGCCGAAAAATACAAGGGGCATTGTATCTTGATACCCTGCATATAAAGACATCAATATATATTTTTTGTTGTTATAATTATCTTTAAATAAAGCTTTTTGAATATCCGCGGAAAGATTATACAGCTGCAGCGCGCATGAACCCGCATTAGAAAAATTAATACCCTGCGCAGTCTGCATTTTCATTGTAAAAGGATAGGAAA